ACCGACCTGCATCATCTGCGAGTCGAGCTGACGGCGCATTTCATCGAGTGCAGTAGCCGTAAGTCTACGCACACTGTTGACAACGGCCTTCCGTTCATCATCCGTAGCCCACTGAGTGAGCTTGGTGTATTCAATACTCTCTGAACAGAATACTGAATTGAGCACGGCCTTATCGAACTGTGGTCCACCACCTCGACCCAGATCACCACCATCTGGATTGAAGTATCCGAACGAACCACCAGGACGAATCTCAAGAGGCACGCGCATCTGCCGGTGCGAGATTTTCTCTACATCTCGCTTCTTGATGTTGGCGTAAAACTTGTCGTCGCGTTCAAAAAGTACACGTACTTTCGGAATCACACGCTCAAGTTCCAACGCAGCAACCTGTGTTTCGGTCACAGCCATGTGTTAGTCCTTCATCAGAAAATCCATCGTTGACATATCTTTCGGAATGTCCTTTGCCGAACGAATTCGTCCACTGTTATTGGATGTGGATTTTCCAGATGTGATTGGACTCTTTCTAGGAGTCAATTCTTCAATTTCATCTGACTGAGCACGGCGACCCAAACCGCGCAATGCTTCACTACGTGCCTTTTTAATGACGCTAGGCAGAAGCGTACGGGCCTTCGATAGATAGGCTGATTTGATCCTATCTGTACTAGTTTTATCGAAATTAGTCTGATACGCCTTATCCCACAATCTATCGATTAGACCACGGAATCGCGTATCTTTTCCCATCAGACTGACGAGGGTTTCCTGTGCATCAGTAATCGCCTTACCGCGCACATATTCAGTCATCGATTTATTAGGATCGATGTTACCCTCAATAGTAGCCTTCAATACGTTATCAGCCTTCGTCTGAAGTTCGTCCCGAACTTGACTAAATTGCTGATAGAATAGTTGTTGCCTCTGCTGTTGAACCTCATTCAACTGACCTTCTTGCTGTGGATCACGTTGACGAGACAGCGTAGTGGGAGGCTGGAAATTCGACGTACCGAAAATGAACTGATTGAGGATATTAGCTGCTGATGTGAGTGGTTGACCCTGCTCACCTAATGATCTACCCTCACGAACCATCGTGACGATGGTATCTTTAAGTACATTACCAAGCACATGATAGTATGCTTGCTGATCTACTTTCTTCAGGGCCGGGAGATAATTATCAGCAATGCGATGGAATGCTTCCTGACTTTCTTCCTTAGCAGCCTGAAGTACGATACCAATATCACCACCTTTGATGATAAGATTCTCAAATCCATCCAGAATTTGAGCCTTTTCAGCCGATTGTCTAGCGTCTTGAATAGTTGGAAATACTTCAGTGAATTGCTGATCTCTGTAGTACGCCTTCTCAAGATACGGAAATTCCTTGAACAGAGTAGGGAACTTCGCCAGTATCTCCTTACGACGTACAGGAGTCATTAACTCCAGATCTTCATCAGATGGTCCTTTTAATTCTTCTTCCAGTTCCTCTAATTCGTCTTTCTCAGGCTCTTTATCCTCATCATCTTTATCTGAATCATCATCTTCTTTAGATGGAGGAGGACGTAAATCTAGAGGTTCAGTGGGTTCTTCTTCACCCAGAAGCTCAATTACATCCATCGTATCGAGTGGTTCACTAGGAGTGGATTCATCAGCCATTATTGCACCGTTCCAATGTTTTCAGGTTCATTAACTTGATCACCACCAGGAGGTGGTGGTACTGATGCCTGCTGCTGCGCCTGCATCTGAGCCATCTGCTCCTGCATCATTAATTGTTGCATCATGTCTTTATGCATCTTCATGTGCAACAATACATTCTTGTATCCCATCGGATTCTCGTTCTTAGCGAGTCTACCCGCATCGGACACAAGCCAGCGACGACACACATCTGCTTCAAGTCCATGATTATCCACATCCATATCAGCCTCAATTGATGGAATCTCTTGAGGTGGGGGTGGAGGCATACCCATCTGTTGGGCCTGCATCATCATCATGGGATCAGGGGGTAAAGTGATAGGTTCAGATTGAACTAACATCTGAATTTCTTCGTATTGTTTCTGTCTATCATCTTCACCCGGAATGACGTAATCAACTAGACCGATTGCCTTCTTGATATAAGGTATGTTTTCTGGCGTGAGCAGAGTTTGCATCAATTCAGGAATTTTAGTCTCGAATAATTGCATTACAGCATCTTTCTGCTGATTCCATGTAATCGGTAGATTCTCATTAGCTTCTAATTCGACTGAACCAATTTTACCTTCGAGTTCAGCTTTGCGAATGAACACATTGACGAAGTTACCGAATTCATCCTTCTTTACATTATGTTCATCATCTTGCATAGTTTTAATATACATCGGTATTACTTTACCAAATATTTCCTTCCACCAACTAATTAGTACTTTCCACGTCCCCTGAAGGCGCTGGAGCGCCTGTGCGCGACTCATCGAGTATTCTGATGCAGTCCTACTTCCAGATATCTGACCACCAAATAGTGATGGAAGCGAGCCAGATACCATCTGACCCATTTCCTGTATCTTCTCAGCGAATGGCATTACTTCGCCCGAGAGTGTAGCAGTCTTTACTTCGTAGAATCCTTCTGAGATGGGCTTACCAGATCTTGGTGTAGCAGGATAAATCCCACCAGGTATGGCCTCTGCATTTCTATACGCGTCAAAATTAAGTACCTTCGGGTCTGCGAACGTTTGAGGTATACCGTGTTCGACGGTTTGAAGAACCAGAGATACAAGATCGTTAGTAATGTCCTGAATAGATACCAACAACAGAGCCAGAGGGTCGAAATGAATGTAATCCGATAGCGGATTGTAGGTAAGAGTCCATGCATCATCCAAGTCCTGATTCTCTACGTGCGCGACCTTATCATTCACTACGCACGCTTTGATTCCATTCGGATACCGTTCCTTCATGAAATCAACATCTTCTTCTTCCAAGATGTTGTATGCACACGGACGGAACCAACAATTTCTCACAGTGACGTTATGAATCGGATATTCACCCCTATACTGTGGACTTAATCGACCCCACTGTTCATACAGATCAAATGCAGTAGATGATTTGATCTGATCTCTTAGTTCAGGATATTGTTCTAATGCATTAGCGTAGTGAGTTTCATAAGAATAGATCAGATACGAACACTCTGATTGATTACGCGCCCAAACTGGCACCTTAACATACAAACCACCAAAAATCTCCATGCACACACGAGATTTTGGGTGACTCGTTGTTCCGACTAACTTAGTGATTACGGCTGCTGATTTCTGAAGGGATGGAACTACCTGACGGGCACAATTGGGGCATATTTCAAGTCTATCAGCGATGCTCATGAATGGAGCATCTATATCTCCTGGTGCGAATTTATCTTCCTGATTCGTAACGATGGATCTATCAGCCATCGCCTGACCACAAAACTGACACATAGGCTGTTCATAGTTCTCAGTTACTTCCTCGAATTCATGTGTCTCATATTCACCGTATTTCTTATCCTCTTTTGTGTACGAGTAGCACGCCGTCATTCCTTCCGTCATGAACACAAATAGCCCATGTAACCACAACAGGGGCGCATTGTTATGACGGAATACCAGTTCCGCTATCTTATCACCTGCTTTAGCTGTACTGATATCCAGGGGGTTATCAGCATCATCAGGATAGCAAGTAATAGGAGGAACGGTAATAGAGAGTGCTGCGATGATTGATTCCAGATAAGCTCGGTAAATATTGACCGACTTATCGTAGTACGCTTGATCAGAATCCGAACCCGATTTATCCCATTCCGGCATACGCCAATCATGATTGACTTCACTGTAGTAGGTGTGCTGAATATTTTCCCACAGTAGCTTGAGCCGACGCCATACCTTAATCTGGCGATCCCTTACTGCACGATCTTCATTATCAAAATGATCAACTAAAGCCTTGACTAGTTTTTTTGTACGATCATCTAGTTCTTTTTTCATTTCTTTTCCTCACTTTCTACAAGTGTAGACAAAAGAAATGATTTCGCTTCTTCATAAGAAATATTCTTACTAATAGCAACTGCTTTAATTGCATTATTTTGCATATTTCTAGTCATTTTTCCACCTAATCCTAGTGGTTTCTTATTTTCCCAAAGATTTAGAATTTCAGTTATCTTTTCTCGCCTTCTTAATCCCATTAAAGGATAGAGTAATTTCATCCATTCTATTGAATTAATTCCATATGTCTTGAATCTGTAAATAACTTTACATTTATCATTCTTTTGGACACTATAAATTTGAGCAGTAGGATGAATTAAATCTCGAACTTTTTCAATTACATCCAAATCAGTCATAGCAATACTAATTAGTGGAGAACCGGCTTTGCTCCAATTGAAACACCCCTCCCCTTCTAGCAAGCCAGCTAACCAACACAAATTCTCTCTAGTAATGTTTATCATTTTAGTACATCTGTGGCTGACCGCCACCCATCATTCCTTGACGCTGATTCATCAGCCTATTTTGCTGCATCTGCATGTAGGGGTCCATCTGACCTCTCCCACCGAACATCTGCATCTGTGGCTGCTGCATCTGTGGATTGAATCCCATCTGATTATTCATCATGGGCTTATTCCACATGGGCTTATCTGATGGACCGATTCCCATGCCCATCTCCATCGGTGGCTTCTCTACATCGATTTTCTGACCCATTTCGGGGGGTCCACCCAAATCTTCCATAGGTTGTGCTGGCTGTACTTCCATAGGTGGTTGTGATGGACCCACACCTAATCCACCACGCTGACGGCCCATAGCCATACCAGGATTGAATTGACCCATTCCCGGTGCATTGTACTGACTACCACCACCCATTCCACCACCCAAACCCTGCATGGCACCACCACCACGCTGACCACCACCTGTATAAAGATTATTCCCTTGTCCACCCATTCCACGCATGGGACCAGGAGCACCACCACCCATTGCTCCACGCATTGCACCCATAGGTGGCTGTGATGGGCCAATACCACCACCCGGAGGCTTCATCCCACCACCCATCCCAGGTTGATATTGATGCATACCATTGGGACCACGTGAAACTTGGCCCTGTCGTCCACCACCAATACCCATCATTCCGCCTAATGCTGCTCCAAACATGTTATTTCCTTCCGGTGGTTCGAGATTTGGGTAAATGGGTGGTAGGCCGCCGCCGGGCATGTCTTCCATCATTCCAGTTTCTTCATTCAGGAATTGAATAGGAGGAGAGCCACGCCGTATATCTTGCTGATTTAATAAGGCTGCATTACGCCCAGTATTGAATGCCGCACCTAGATCTGGTGTCTGCCCGGCACCCGTACCATATGGTAATCCTCTAGGGCCAGCTCCCCTATTGGTATTGCGCGCCGGACCCTGATAACTATTTCTAGCTCCACCGCCACTCATCCTGCCACTGTATGCCTGTCCATTAGGTTCATTGTATTGTGGTTCAGATGATGGACCGATTGATTTATTACTACCACTAGGTTGTGCCATTACGCTCCTAGCTACATCCAGCCCACCTAATCCCGCCGTAATTCCTTTACCTAATTTCTGCATCCCGGTGAGGGGCGCACCTTTAACTGAAGTAAGTTTACCCAGATCCTTTAGTTTAGCCCCACTTAATGCACTACCTAATGCACTAGTTCCAGCACCCATAGCTCCAGCACCTAACGCCTGCTTCCAGCTACCCCCTTCGAGCTTCTTTGAAGCTGTGTTAGCGGCACCAGATATAGCCATGCTAGCCAGAGGGCCTACACCGGGAATGAATGCCGCTGCTATGGGTGCAGCCTTCAACGCAATCTTGCCCAGCTTGCCCCAGAAGCCCATTTTTATGCTACTTTCTCTACATTCATCACGGTGAATGAATCAACGACGGATTGGAATGTCTGCGACTCCAAAGGCACTCAGTACATACAAGAGCAGAAGAATCACAGCGATTACAATGATTACATTGGAAAAAAGTGGAGGCATTGGAACATACGTAATGATAGCCCACACAATGAATCCCACTACGGCGATTGTAAGGATAAGAGTAATCATTGTGCTTCCTCTTTCAATCCTAATTCTTTCTCTAGCTCCTCGATAGCGGGCTTCATTTCTTCCGATTTAGCCCGCATGAGTCTAGCTTTCTCACGATCTGATTCTTCGAGCATCTGTTGACGCACGCGCCACGGAATATGCTGTACTCCAACAGGCTTAATTTGTTCAAACTCCTTAGAGGGTGGCTCGGACTTATCTTTATCCAGTAAACGTGTGAGTAATTCTTTACGTTCACGCTCGCTTGCGGCAAGCTGTGTGCTAAGAATCTCACATGCAGCACATGGGTCCAGAGGCAGCCCGAACCACTTTCTAAAGAGTTGACCTATCAATGCCTATACCTCGCTACTGGTTTGATTGTATTGTCAGATTCCATCTTCTCTGACTTACGATAGAATCCAGTCCAGTCCCTAGTCTCGGTTAATTGCTGAATTAATGCTTCTTGTCTCTGTATCTTCTTGAATTCCTCATTAGCATCATCAAAGTACGCCTCAGCAGCATCTACTATGTATCTCAATCCGTCGATTGGGTCGTCCCCTTCAAATTCTGCAATATCTTCAGCGGGTTTGTTCTTTTTCGGCTTATCATATGAACATGCTTTGATGGCTTCAATTAGAATCGGCGCGCATCCCTCGAATATCTGCAATTTCGGTATATTAATCTCCGGCTCAGGAGGATTCAATGTATTCATGTACGACTTGTAATACTCTAATCCCTTATTACGAAGAATCCACATCGCTTGTTCTTCATCGTATTTAGGAATCTCAGCTTCTGGAACGAAACGTTGCTTCCATCTCAGATATTCATGTATTAGAATCTTGCCAGCTACTCTACTACCCGGACTATTTTCAGTTAATTCAATCGGAGTACCTAATTCTTCCTCAATTTGTTGCTGAATAGTGTGTTCTTGACCACGATCCTGCCCGGCACTCTTACAAAATCTAATTAATTTCGGTGATTCTCTATCAATATTTTGTTTTACGAATGGTGCCCATTCTGCTATCTTCGTTTTAATCCAATGTTGCTCGCGATAGATATAAATACGCTTCATCGGACTGACTGCAACATAACCTATCCAGGTCATTGCAGCGAATCCCCAGTCACCAATTACTAAACGAGGCCACCATTCAGGAATATCAAATGCCGGACAGACATGAATTGCATTATCCGGCTCATCATGGTAGTGTCTATCTCGAAATTCATCGAATACCTGCCCCTGATACGCATTCCAATCACCGAATTTCTTCGCTTTTCTCTCAGCATCAGGGAGCGCATCTAGTGATTGAGCATAAGTGGGATCTACATGAGGATTATCAGCCTGAGTCGCGTGAACGTAATATCTTTTGTTACCACCTTTCCCTATTAGAATCTTTCCACCTTCTGGACATGGCTTAATTAGCCTCTTGTATGTCCATGTGTGGCCGATTCCTCCCGGCATTCCTGCTGCCCTAATAATCGCAGGCAATCCGCTACCTTTTCTAGCTCTTGTTCGTTCAAATCCGATGTAAAGATATATCCATTCTGTAAACGAGGTAAGTTCGTCCGGAGTATAGAGATTAATCTGCATCGAATCGTATTGATGGACATCATCTTCATTCTCACAGTGACCTAAAAATATTAAGGCTCCCTCATTTCCCTTAGTGAACCCGGCTGCGCCGTGTTGGTCCGGACGTGGAAAAGTCCAACACATATCAGTCTTATTAAACGTAGCACCAAACCTACGGTACAACTCTCTGGATCTAGGAACTATCTCATTCCTTAATTCAGGAAATGTACGTCTTTGGAATACTTGCTTAAACTCTGGATTCTCATGGAGCCTGTGTACGATCCCATAGAGTAGAAGCAAGTCAGACTTACCTGAACCGGCCCCTCCCCCATATAATGCTTCCTTTACACTGAATGGAACTGATAGAAATTCAGCCTGTTTTGGTGAAGGCTTCCACTCATTTCTTTCCATTATTTTTACCTATCTTATCAGTCATTCGTAAGATAGGAATCACAAATAATTGTCTTTTTCCATCCTCATGTTCTACTTCTAATGTAGCTTCTTGAATAGCTTCCTTCTTTTCTTCCCAGTGTAAACTAATCACTTTAGCCCAAGTAATCATGTTAATTCTCCTATCAGTTTAATGTACAGGAATACCGAGTGCAGCACACCACTCAGCACGATGCTTGGTGACTGAATCTTCCCACGTCATTCCATTGTAGTAATCATTGAAAGTCTGTTCAGACCAATCGATGATACCGCCATCGACTAATCTACCTGCATAACCGTAATCATCTTCTAACAGTCCGCGTAATTGACTGACCTTATCTTGCTCGTATGGATGTGGCTGATGTGCCATGTCTGAATCTCCAGAATAGGACTTCATTACAGCGGCGCATTCCACCATATTGGGCAGATCCCAGATCATTCTGATTTCACGCCATCCGTTGTAATATTCCTGTGGTAGATGACCGTTCCACACTGACCACTCTGAATGACCCATATACAGAGGCCAGCCAGCATTCTTAGTAGCACTCAAGTCACGTTCTACATCTGCACCAGTGGTATACATCCCACCTGCTGATGATCCCGGTCCAGGAGGCTCATTATTGATCTTCTTTAATTTTGGGTAGAGGAAATTGAATGAGGAAGGATTAGCCCACTTATTATGGGGATCGCCGCGCATCGTATGAATCGTCATCTCGGTAGCGCCAGCATTATCATCGCCACCATACAATTCATCAGCAGATTCCTGCATCTGCTCATTAGTCGGATTAGCTCCCATCCCGCCGTGGGCCGCATCAGGTGAACTCAGTGATAGTTTGAATCCGGCAGGTAATTTACTACGTATATCACGGCCCATCGAACGAACTTCAGCAGGAGTCCACTTATTTACTTTGAATTCATTAGCACACTCGAATGATCTCACTACATCCCAATCCGTCTGTCTAATTACTCTACCATGAAATTCATTACGACTCGATTCAGTAGGGGTCTGATTACGTCCACCATAGAATGTTGCATGAAGTTTCTTACCGAATGATTTGATCCACTCCTGCATCTTGCGATAGCGATTATCCCAATCTTTGTGAATGAACACGCCCGCGTCACGCCATACATCCGGCGATCCGTGCGATTCACCCTCAACTGCTAGCATGACTCTGAATGATGATGGATTGATATTCTTCAGAATCCAATCCATATTAGCTTTGGCCTCATCAGGCCACTCAGCTAATGCAGTCATCATACAGAACCAACCGAACCCCACTTCAATTGGACTGACCACGGCATCGGTGGGCGCATCTGATATGAATAGAGGCCATCCACTCACATCGATGTACACATCTGATGGACGCCACTCATGCTCGGCAGCAGGTGCCCATGATGGACCACCCTGAAAGTCAGGATATCCCCCACCACTCCCAATGATGTCTACACGCTCACCATTAGGCAGTGCGACGTAATCATATGAGCACTTGATTCCATTAGGGAACGTATATCCTTGTGGATTATTGTCGTCACCAGGATTAGGCTTAGTGAGTAGACCCCAGTGCTCAGCGCGCATCTCCGGTTCAGCTACAACACGCTGAAGGAATTCACCACACGCCGACTTAGTATTGTGAATGAGCAGATGGGGATAGGCCGCATCTACTCGCTTCACCACATCGATGTGATTGGTACTCATTTGAATATGTTAGGCGACCGCGCGTACATTTACGTTACCGGAAGTACACCGAATGAATCCACCAGCTACTTCAATCTGTCCACCGACTAGAGTGACAGCGACATTAGCAGTGAAATCCGATGTATTGGACTGTTGGAGGGTGGGCGTAGTACCGTCAGTAAATAGTAATACACGCTTCGACGGCAGGGCGTATACTACATTCTGAGTAAGTGGAGTGACTGGACCTATAGGAATTGATTGTGGCATGTTTCACTCCATTCCATCTATCACGAGTCACAGACGCGGGCCGCCTTGCGGCCCTACTTCTTTACAGGCTCAGTGAATGTCTTCACTTCAGGTGACTTCTGTGTGGAAAGTACGCCAGCAGCAGGAGTGAATGTGAACTTGAGTTCATTCGATGCCGCGCCATTACCACCTTCGACTACGACAGGCACTTCGACCGCCGCGCCAGCAGTTGACATATCCACACCTGTAGTGAGTTCGGTAGCTGATACGAATGTGGTAGTTTCTTCTCCGCCATTGAAGTAGATTTTCGATGCAGAATCAAATCCTGTACCTACAACATGGAGTGTGAACGAAGGACTTCCTAGTGCAGCACTTGAAGGTGTTAACGAAGTTAACACAGCTCCAGCAGGTGGATTGAGAATGTACACGATAGTCTTCAGTGCTTTCGCAGCGAATTGACGATCTGACGAAGTGACTTCAAGTAGTCTAGTCAGATACATCAACTGTTCACCAGTGAGAGTGACCGGAGTGACTGGTTCCACTAGCTGTGGACTGAATGTATCGACGTGTACACGCGTCTTAGCAAGCTTCACTGTCGGGGGCGGAGTCTTTGGCGTGGGTGTGGGCGTGACATATGGCTCTGGCATTTCTATCTCCTCTTATCTGAGTGAATCTAATCCCGGCGACGAGGGAACATGGCATCGAACACAAGGATTAGTAGTGCTATCACAGCGATCGCACCCAGTACACTGAACACAACTCTATCACTCACTTACAGTGATCGAGTCGTATGATCTCTCATCCCTGAACGTGGGTGCATACACAACAAATTGTGGTTTCTGAATTGAACCATCCTCATTAGATTGAGGAGGCTCAAGATCCTTGATGATACCACTCATGTTTTTGGCAATAGCTGCCAGATCTTTAGCATCGGTATAATCTAACTTCTCTTGAGTAATTGCGGCTAACGCCGCGTTCAGTGTTTTACCTGCACGCTTCGTAGCACGCGCTCTAGATTTGTTGATATGACCGATTATTGCTTGAGAGGGATTATGGTAGGATGTAGTGCTTGTGGCGCCATTCTTATAAGCACTTACACTAGACTTGCTGATGCCCAATGATTCTGCTAGGGCTATTGCAGATTTCGATCCATTCAGTACAGCATCTTCACCTATAATCTTTCTTAAGCTCTCAGGTACGTTGACATCCCCATCAGATCTACCTTTGTGAGGTAGTTCTATAATCTGTGGCTTAGTAGGCAGAACATTACCCAGTTCTCGTTCAAAGTCGGCATCTGATACGATACCTATAGCCATCGTATACATCTCCCACAAATTACTTCCGGCGGAGCTTCCCCGACAGGGGGAATTGTCTCACGACTCCGGCCAATTGTCAAGTCCTATTTTCGTGCCATCCTCTTTTTATATACTGGATACATGTAGTATAGTATCTAAATATGGTACCTACTTTATAGACTTTGAATATCACGTTTGATTAGGATGTAGCCCCTCAGCTCCGCTATGATGGGACCCATTGTGCAGGGGTATGCACCCCCATGCAAGAGTGTGCAAGTGTGTGAAAAAAAAAAAAATTCACACACATCCAATTGTTTGGATTATACTATACATATACTTGGATGTCAAGCGTATAGTTATGCATAGTGATGTATAGTTATGCATGTATACTTATGCATGAAAATGGATAAAGATTCATAGGCACAAGATGCTGGTTCATGTATGATTAGTAGGTAAGTCGTGTTCGTTGATAACTGAATACCACGTTGAAGTCGAAAGGGGGTGATTCCCATGACTCAAAAGGAGATGCTACTTGCATTCTTCATGCGCGCGACTAGCGAGATGTCAGCGCATGGCTGGACTGAAGCGGCTGAATACTTCGCAGAGATGATGCTACTGCTAGTAGTGGAGATGGAAGCGGAGAGACAGACGAAGATACCGGAAGGTAACGGCAGCATCAACTAAGTATCGGGGGAGTGGATAGACTCTATATCAATCCACTCCCCAGTTACTCTAGTCTGGAGAGTAAAATGGGACGCTGTGAAGATTACCCTTGTTGCGGACACACGTCAGGCGACCCTTGTCCTGATAGACATCCGACAACTGGTAGAATAATCCCCCGCTGTTGCATATGCGACAAGCGGCTACAATCGCGAGCACGTAGTTCGATATGCGCCGGATGTCAGAGGCGCATGGCTCGCAGACAGGATGAAGGATACGACGACTGATAGTTAACAGAGGCTAGGTGGTTATGAGACACCTAGCCTCACTTCTCGGAGATACACAGTGAAACTCTATAAAGTAAACTTCACCTTCAACGAGTCGTATCGTCCTAAGATGGAGATGTTCTGCTCCATCGAGCTAGTGGTCGCAGCCGCTAGTCAGTTTGAGGCACTCTCAGTCGCATGGGAGAAAATCAAGGTGCTTGGCCTTGATGAACCGAAGTCCTTCAACGCGCAACGTTACGACGAGTGCTAGCACTCACCCCTGGGGGACAGCCACCCCAGGGATTTTTTTTGCTCGAATATGCACACTTTTGCACACATATATTTGGCCCATAAGCTGTACGCATTCGCTGTACCACTGTACGCCATGTATGCTCGGCCTTCGGCCGACCCCAAAAATAGCTGTACGCTGTACATGTCTCCTCGCTACGCTCGGAGTGATACCTGGCTGTACGCTTGTATAGTCAACCATACAACCAGACAAGTTACTAAAGAGACATTTAGTTACAAACAATTACAAAATACATGTTGCACGGCCGTCTACCTGGTGTAAGATAGTCAAGTAAGTCGTTGGTTCGTTAACAGAGTGAGGTGACTAGATGAAGACAGTGACGTTCAAGGCGACGACTGAGACGGCATGGGGAAAGCCGCTGTCAACGCCAATCGAGTATGCGGGACAGTATCAGGCTTTCACTGGTATTGAAGAAGTCCGCAACGTTGGCGAATTTCCTTCCAATGACGAAATTGTCAACTTCGTCAACAACAAGCGCAAGGCTGCCGCACGTAGCAAGGCGCTTACCACGGCTCTTGAAGCGGCTGGATACGAAAAGCCGACGATGGAGACAGATGTGCTGATGCAGTTGAAGACTCTCTACAAAGTCTACATCGCTGCGAAGAAGCCGCACGACGAGGCGCGCGAGCTGGCTTCGACTACACTCGGCGTCGAGTGGCCTGACGGCGAGTAGTTCACACCTGGTGCCCGGACTGTATATCCGGGCACTTCCTTTCCACAGGAGCATACATGGACCCCTTCTACTCGAACGAACGTATCCGCGTCTACTCGAACGTAGTTCGCTACTGCATCCGAATGGGATATGTGCAGGCGAGCTACATCTACGCTCGAATCGTTGCACGGTTTGTGCTCGAAGGTGTGGACCGTCGGACTCTCGGAGCGTAATACCTGGAGCCAGCCTAACACGCTGGCTCTTTCTTTTCACAGGAGCATACATGACACGAGCACAATACAAACGAGCATGGCTCGCGTGGTACTGCAAGCACAAGCGACCTCAGCGAGCTAAGATTATCCAGCTGATGTCGGAGCTACGTAAAGCCGGTATCTCTTGGCGAGTGGCCGCCCGCGCAGTCAGGAACCTGGTCGAGTGACCTGGTTCTCCTACACATTATTTCCCACTTAGCTGTACGCCTTCCCTGTACGCCCTCCCTATAAATTCGAGCTGCGCTCGACCCCACACTTAGCTGTACGGTTCACGCTGCGCGTGAATCCCCCTGTACGCTGTACGCTCTCCTGTACCGATGTTCACACTACGTGTGAAAATAATATAGCTGTACGGCATGGCCCTGCTACATATTATCGAGTGTCTGTGTGTGTGTCCGTGTCTGGTCCCTACCCCCCACACCCCCTGACACACGGATACGCCCTTCCGAGGAGGTTCTTCTTATATATATATATATTTTTTATATAATCATTAACTACATGTAGCCTGTGTATGTATTGTGTCCACTATTGAGGGCATTGACATCCCCCGGAGGGCGTGGTAGACTAGGCCACAGACAGACAGGCACACATACAGTTGGACTTGGCACGGGCCGTGCCGGGCCGAATGTATATCACAGATACATGAAAGGACACAATATGGCGAAACATCCACACAAATTGATTCTACTGAACAAGAAAACGTGGAAATGTGCCGTACAGGGATGTAGTTTCTTCGTTCACCTAGGTCTAGCACATATTCTAGTCGGTAAGATTGGAATATGTTGGGGATGTGGTGAACAGTTCATGATAGACGAATACGCGCTTCGGGAGGAACAGCCTAGATGTATCGACTGCCGAGGTGAGCTTCCATCGGTAGTCAAAGAGCCTGAACCTAAAGAGGAGAAGTCTACAAATTCACATCGTACACCAGAACAGCAGAAGGCATACGATAAAATCATGAAGGAGCTGGGACTAAAATGAATCACATAGATATCGCGTGGTGTGCTGGATTCTTTGATGGTGAAGGATGCGTGCGTTACAATCGCTCGCGCCCATCATCAAAGGGAACAGTATCACCGTCACTCATGGCGACTATATCCCAGGTATCTGAAAATGTGGAAGTATTAGAATTCTTTCAGCGCACTGTGGGATTAGGTAAAGTGTTGGGGCCATATACAATGCCCAATGGTAAGCCTCAGCACAGACTATGGTTTGGTACAGATGAGGTAGAACCACTATTTGAGATGCTAAGACCATATCTCAAAACTAGAAAGACTACGGACTTCATTCAGGCAATATACAGCTATAGGAATCACAGTAATGAGATGAATAATGAAGATGACGATAGGATGTTTCGGGCTGCCGAGAGACAACGTGCCAAGTCGGGCCGAAAATAATTTCACTCAGGCCCGAAATAACTCTTGACGCCACCCCCCGCCCATGAGACAATTCTCTTGTCGGCGGGAACTAACTCCCCCGGCAGAATACACGTAGCGGAAACAGACAGTAGATACAGGAGAGAATAACATGAAAACAGTTGAATTCACCGCAACGACAGAGACTGCATACGGCAAGCCCCTGACTACTCCTATCGGATACTCTGGTAAGTTTCAGGCATTCGAGGGGATTCAGGAAGTACGCGATGTTGGTGAGATGCCGTCGGACGATGAGTTGGTGACATACGCCAATAACAAGCGTAAGGCGGCTGCTCGGCAGAAGTCACTGACGGCTGCACTGGAAGCAGCGGGATACGAGAAGCCCACGCTTGAGTCTGACTCACAGCTCCAGCTCCGCACACTCTACAAGGTGTATGTGGCTGCGAAGAAGTCACCCGAGGAAGCACGCGCCCTCGCATCGCAGACTCTCGGTGTGGAGTGGGCTGAGTAATTCCCCTGTCGCCGGGCCGTGCTTAGATAGCATGGTCCGGCACCTTAGTAACTGAGCCGTCACTGGCGTATGTCCAGGGCGGCTCTTTTACTTTGTTTAGCCATATCTAATGCTGTACGAGTAGCCTGTACATGTATTTGGCAGTCTGCCTCGGGGTGGACCGAAGTCGCCGTGTCGCCGGACTTTTGCACGAAGGGAAGGCGAAGAACCGCGAAAATGGGCCTGTTTTCGACGGCACGGAGTTTGCAAAAGTCAGGGTGGCTGCCGGGTGACTACAGACAGAAAATACATGTAGCTGGACTGGCAGGGGAGACTATATGAGAATACACGAGAATATGAGGGTTGTAGTCACAGACACATATTTCGTCTGTGGGGGTAATCCTGATGGAAGTGGTGGTGGCGTAATCACTACCACTAATCGGCTAGATGAGGCCCACGCACTTCAGATTCAGGCTATTAAGCAGAACTATTCGATGGTTCGCGTGCTTACATATGCCGAGCTGATGGAGAACTAGCATGAATATAGTAGAGCGGAAAGTAAAGAAAACGATAGGTGAGTGCGATGTATGCGCACGCCCTGACATTGAGGTCGCCGTATACTACGGTGGAATAGCTCAATGTGATACGTGCTACAACGCTGAGCTGGAGCTACTCGCCAATACATCAGCCAACAGAGTGCTGGTTCAGTCAGCTAAGATAGATGAAACCAATGAAGTCAGTCAGGACATGTATAACAAAGGTACAGTGTCCTGTGTTGAGCTTCAGGGTGCTATACAGGCTGACGATAACATCGTCAATAAACAGTATGCGCTGGCTGAAGTAGTAATCAAGCGCATCACGGATTTCGATGCTGCAATATTCAAAAAGCAGCAGGAACTAGCGGACCTGAATTCGGTTCGCCGTGCTCATGTAACATTCTTGAAGGATTCAGCATTCGTGAATCAACTCAGGAATGATGAACGTGAGAAGCTCAAGCTAGCTGACCTCAGCTACATCCCCACCTCGCCTAAGACTGCTACAATCCGTAAAGCAGCTTCCAATACATCCCCCTCACCTAAAGCTGCTAAATCCGCTGAAATACGCGCCCTCGCTACCAAGCTGGGCATAGCTGAGTCACTTCACTCAGATTTCATCAATGGCGTTAGCCTCATGATGAAGGTCCGTAAGCTGGCTCTGGAAGATGCAGGTAACATCATCGCTCAGGGGATGAAATAACATGACTGTCACCTACGAAGAATACATGTTCTGGCGTAAGCAAGGTCTACGCGCCGTGACTGCATATGGAATCGTTAAGTATGGATTCTCATTCCTCTGTGACTATCTCGTGGATGGGACTGAGTAATGCCTGTCATTAGCATCGACCAGCTAGTCCCACGCACGAAGCGTGCAGATACATTCGTGCGTAAGATGAAGGACGTGCTAAATAAGCAAGGTCAGATAGAACCACTACAGGTTCGTCACCTTGTAGGTAGTGACAGCATGTTCACTACATTCGAGCAGGATGCACATGGTGACGATATCATCCATGCGGCTCGTGATTTAGGGTGGAAGACTCTACTCATCACTGTAATGCAGAAATACGAGGGCTAACAATGACTGATATTGGATACTACGGACAGGACAGTCCATACTGGGCATACAATCAGCCGGGATGGAAACCATGCTGTATTCGCTGTAATAAGCGTAAGGCTGATTGCAAGAAATACAACACTCAGCAGCTTGGTTCATTCGCGGGTGAATGGATTTGTACTGCATGTGTCAAGGATACAGATTACAAGACACCGGCACAACTCGTAATTGATTCACCTAGTCGAATTAAGGTGGGCTAGATATGACTAGACAGGAAGCCGCGCAGTTTGCGCGGGAACAACTAAACAAGCATGGCCTATCGGCATGGTCCGTGCGACTGAATCAGAATGCTGATTCACGATTCCTTGGGCTGTGCTCATACAAGGATACGTGCATCATTCTGTCAGCACATCACATCGATATTCACCCTACCCCTGATGTGCGTAATACAATACTTCACGAAGTGGCGCACGCACTGTCACCGGGATGTGGTCACAACGATAAATGGGCTGAATGCGCGAAGCGCATCGGCTGTGATAACACGTCGCCGTGCTCCAATCTGTCACTCGATGCTACCATCATCGATGCGATACGTTCAGGGGCGACAGTCGAAGTTACATTCGACGAACAGATTATCCGCACACCTAAGTACAATATCACACGGCTGCAAGACAAGTGTGAATATTGTGGTAAGGTCGCCAAATCACTTCGAGAGAAGACAATCGAGAACAGTGACGAATTGAGGCCCAATCTCAAGATTATCACTCTCGAATGTGGTCACACGCTCGTAAAGCGTATTCCCAAGGGAACCCCGTTTCACTTGTTCCAGTTCGGTGGTTCGGCTACATGTGAGCATGAATGGCGTAAGAACGAGTGCTTGAAGTGTGGTCGATATCGGCCCTATGCATTCCAGATTGAGGGGATGCAGTTTCTTGAGCAGGCGCTAGCTGTTAACAGTGGTGGTGCGTGCTTCGACGAGATGGGCCTAGGCAAGACTAATCAGGCAATGGGTGTAGTGAAGTTCCATCCTGAGTTGTGGCCTTGCTTGTGGGTCGTCAAGTCAGGTCTGAAATATCAGTTCGCTGGTACAATCATCAACTGGATGGGCGACGACCATGTGCCTCAGATGGTCGAAACGTCGAAGGATTTCCTGATACCTGGGCTGAAGCACTACATCGTGGGCTACGATATGTTAGTCCCAAAGGTGCGTCAGATGAAGTCAGGTAAGACTGTCAATCAGGGATTCGATATCGCTCAGTTCGAGCGTGTTGGAATCAAAGCGGTAGTTTTGGATGAGTGTCAACAGATTAAGAACGTCGATAGCACACGCACTCAGATGGTTCGTAAGGTCGCTAAGGGACGTAAAGTAATAGCCCTGAGTGGCACACCGTGGAAGAATCGTGGTAGTGAGCTGTTCCCTGTATTCAACATGATGGACCCCATCAAGTTCAATAGTGAGGAAAAGTTCAAGCGTGATTGGGTCGATTACTACTATCAGGGCGCGTATCGCAAGGAAGGTGGTATTCGCAATATCAAGAGGTTCAAGGAGCACACTAAGGACTTGTGCATTCGCCGTGAGCGCACCGAGGTGCTCCCTGAGCTACCACTAGTCAATAGGACTAAGCTACTTGTGCGTATGACGCCTCAGACAGAAGAAATGTATGATGAGGCGGTCGCTCAGTTCGTTGAGTGGTATCAGGCTCAGGCTGATAACATCAGCGGGATGCATATCTTGGCAGCTATGGCTAAGATGCGTCATCTAGTGGGCTTAGCTAAGATACCTGCTACGCTCGAATACGTTGATGAGTTCGTTGAGGATACTGACCGTAAGATAGTCGTATTCGTGCATCACATCGATGTGGCTGATCAACTGCTGGATGAATTCAAACATCGCTACGGTAAGGATATGCCCGTGATGCATATTCGAGGGGGTATGAATGGATACGACCGTAACGAGCTGGTGAATCAGTTCAACGAGTCACCACGCGCCATCATGGTGGCCTCTACACTGTCATCAGGTGAGGGACTCAACCTTCAGACGTGCTCAGACTGCATCCTTCACGAGCGTCAGTGGAATCCTGCTAATGAGGAGCAGGTAGAAGGTCGATTCATTCGTATCGGCGCGGCTGCTAGCGTAGAGAAGGGTGGGTCAGGAACCGTGAGTGCAGTATACGCGCACATGGAAGGACTTACGGCTATCGATTCCACACTAGATGGAATCAATGAGCGTAAGCGTAGTCAGTTCCACAATGTGATGAATAACACTGAAGCGCCTCGGTGGAATGAAGATAGCTTCGGTAAGGAACTAGCTGATGCTATCATCGCCGGGCACAATCGTAAGAAGCTACAGAAAGCAGGCTAGTCATGGAATGTGATTACTGTTTCGTGCAGGAAGCAGAATTAGAAATTGTGCTCACTGAAGGGCAAGTTTTCTATTCCTGCCAGACGTGCGTATTAGACGTAATCAAAGAACAGGCAGACACGGATAATCGTGTCGCAACTATGACGGAGATAGAAGTATGAATGTCAAAGAAATGAAATGCATGAAATGTGGCAAGACAGTATCTGAACAGGATATGCGTGACAGATATGAAGAATTAGCAAAGAAAGGTATCATCGCAATGTTAATTCCAATGTGCGTGGATTGTAGACTAGAAGGATGGGAGAAATAACATGAATGTCAAAGAACTGAAGTGTATCGATTTCAAGGTATTCTCGGATAACACCGTGCTGGTAGTATGTGAAGGATGTAATACATCACTCACATTCAAGGTTAAGAAGCTCACTACGAAAGCTGTGATGACGCCAGCCATGAAGGAGTTTCTTAACGAGCACGAAACATGCATCGACGTGAAGCACTGAGTATCTTGCCTAGTTCTCACCTATGGTGAGAATCGGGCTGGCTATTCGGACTACACAGGAGAGTGAGATGGAATACAAAACAATGACACTCGCACAGTGTGCGGCATTCGACCATGCACAGGGATTGAAGTATTTCATCACCGAATGGGGAAAGATATGTAAGGAACGTGCTGAGAAGGGTATCTCTCGTAAAGCTAGAATTCGTATGAACAGAGAGAAGACTGAGGTGAAATGAAATGACTATACTCGTTGATGCAATGAAGTTCTTACTGAATATTCAGATGTCAGGAATTGAATGGGCTGAGATGGAAATGTTAGATGACGGGACTATTCGCATCGATGTGGGTCGTATCAATCAGGACGGTGTGAAGCAGAAGAAGTATATGACACGCACTTATCGTGAGTCAGGTTATTGTCAGGTTATTACGACTCACTATAATGCATGATTCAATGCTACCCTTTACTCATTTGGCTAGTAACCAGTTCAACGTGCCGATGGGTTGATCACGAGTAGAGGGTAGCACTGAAACTTACAGGGAGCAGACTATGGCACATGTAAAGAAGACACTCAAGAGACTACGCGCCGTCAATGGTAGGAAGCGTGCTGGCAAGGCAACATTGGCATGTTTCCAATATCAGAAAGACTTGCTAGTTCGCCGTGCTATCCGTAGAGGAATGACGGTCAGCTACTACTTGAATACACTGCTGTGGAAGGACTGGGTAGATTGATGGAAGATAAGATAGATAAGTATCTAAAAGAGGTGATAGCCGCACGCTTTCCTGAAGGAAGAAGGAATAGTGCGTATATCTATTGTCTCGCTCTACTTCAACTGTTTCATGGTGATTACATCGCCGTGACTCAGAACGTAGTAATGACTAATTTCCTTCCGACAAGTGATAAGAAATTCACTACACTGTTGCGTGTTGTAGCTGACCTAATCGATAGACTAATCGAAGAAGATGAAGTCTACGTCAAGAATATCGTCAGTGAACTGAAGCGGCAGATATTGAAGGAGATGGAGTGACAGACATCATTCTACCTCCGAAGAAGAACATCATCCTCGATGCTACGTTGTTGAGTTTGTTGATGTCATGTCCACGGCTATTGGACCTGAAGCATACGCGCTCGTTCACTAGTACGAGAGGCAAATCCAACTCACTTGAGGCGGGTTCACTAGTACACAAAGTATTAGAGGTGTATTACAAGCATATGATTGGTGGGTTCAAACGAGACACATCAATCGGGCATGGAATGGCAGCGGGAATGCTGTACATCAACGGGTGTCCTCATTGTAGCGACATCACCGTGGACAATCCAGAATGTAAGCATGAGCCAGGTGAATATCCTGGTGTTCAGATGCCATCAGAGAATGATAAGCACATACTCGGATGGCAGTGGGTACTGAAGACATGTGAACAGTACTTCGATTTCTACAAGAACGATGCATGGATTCCACTCTTTGTAGAGACTGTTAAAGGTAAAGTCCTGTACGAAGACGATGAAATTCGCGTACTGTGGAAGGCGAAGTTCGATCTAGGTATTGACACTAATCAGATTGGTGTCTGTTCAGTAGACCACAAGACATTCAAGCAGCGTCGTGATAAGACATCACTGAGCAATCAGTTCCTCGGTCAGTGTAGTATCTTGGAATCACGTAATGTCATCGTGAACAAGATTGGATTCCAGACAACACTAGATGTGAAGGACAGATTCACACGTGAGATAGTCAGTTATAGTGCAGACCGACTCAATGAATGGCAGACTGAGATACTTCCGTATTATGCATACAAGTATATTCAGTTCACCGAGACTGAGTACTGGCCCCCAAATTTTACCCACTGTGACAATATATACGGTAGCTGCGAGTTCAAAGACGTGTGTCAGTCCAATCGGAATATGCGTCAAGAGGTATTGAACAATGAATTTCAGATAGGCCGTCGATGGGATGTGACTAACAGAGTAGGTGACGAATGACACTAATGTGGATATACTTGACTGGGGCGCTTATCACTGGCGCGGTGTGTACTTACTTGGAGCATACCGTAGGTGATGTGCATATGAAATTTCGGCTAATGGCAATGGTCGCGTGGCCGTTCTTCTGGTACAAGTTCATTACGAGAATGAGGTAACTACAATGATGACGACACTGAAACGACAGAATAAGATGGGACTCTCATATGAGTTCCGTGGTGAGCTGACTGGTACTGAGACTACCATTGAATGTGTTTCACTGAAGAAAACATTGATGGTGAAACATAACATCGTTCAGATGAACCGTGCGTGGTTCAACTGGATTCGTTTGGGTCAGTTCATTCAGGAAGCATTCTCATTCCTTGATGCAGGTGAACGTGAATTCCTCATGACTGGTATTCTACCAGCAGAATTCATCGTACTGATGGGTGAAATAGATGAGTAACATGAATGACGTTTCATTCGACAGCTTGTATTGCATGTTTAAGGGGGAGCCGGGCACACGCAAATCGACTCAGGCACTATCATTCCCTGCCCCACAATATTGGTTCTCGTGGGACAGGAAAATGACTGGTATCTATCTACCCATGAAGAAGTGGGGGATAGACCCTAAGACTATCAATTACGATGACTACGATGATTGGAATAAAGCCAAGGTGAAACTTGAGCAGCTCCAATTAAACTGTCCCTACAAAACGCTCGTATTCGATAGTCTGACGAGCATGGCCGATATGACACTCAGACAGACTGTTAAAATGAAGTATGGTCTGTCACGTAAGTCAGGGCAGCAAGCTGGTAAACTAATCGCTGGTATTGCAGTCAATGAGATAGAAGACTACAATGCTGAGTCCGCAGCACTACAGGAACTAATCGCACTCTCGAAAGATATCTGTTCATTTCATAAGGTGAACATCATCCTGGTAGCTCATGTCGTTCAGGCTGAATATCGTAACACGAATACGAATGTTACGCACATCAGTCGTACGATTGTGACAGCAGGGAAGAAAGTAGCTCCGAAGATACCTGCGTATTGTGGTGAAGTCTATCACTTCAATATCAAACAGTCAGGTGGTGGTTTCGCTGTAGAAGAAGGGGGTGGCTCAGGTAACTATTCACTATTGACTGAACATACTGGGGATGATTTCGCGCGCTCTGCACTGGGACTAGATAGAGAGATAGTATTTGGCGATAAGCCTATCTACGACACCTGGATTAAGCCCGCGATAACAAACCTGAAAAATCCACCAACGACGTTTTGACACCGTGTGACACACAGATAGAGGAGAACAACAATGCCGATGATCAATTTCAGTGAACGTGACCTGCTGCGTGGGAAGGTGATTGAGCCTGCATGGTATCGTGTGCGTATCGATAGCATCGGTGAGGCTCCTTCCAAGGATGGTGGTTCTACGAATTACCCCGTAGAGGCCAGCGTCATTCGCAACGCAGACAACGGTAACGAAAATTTCAAAGGTGCTCCCCTTGATTGGAATTTCAATAGCAAGGCTATTGGCTTTGCTGTGGGTTTCCTTCAGGCATTCGGTGTGGAAGTGAAACCGGGTGTACGCTTTGAGCTGAAGTCCGCTGAAGGCAAGGAACTCGACGTATTCGTGGAGAACGATACGTGGCAGGGTCGTCTTGTGAATCGTGTGAATCACAAGTACCGCGCGCCCCGACAGTAATATCATGCTGGTTGTGGCATACAGTAAAGAATAGTTTGCGAGTATGTAGCGCAAATTGCTGGAACGATACTTCCAATATCGGTTCAGTGAATCGTAACTATTTACCAGCATTTACGAAAGAGTGGATGGTAGAGAAATACGCTCGGAATACTCTACTCCGTAGGCCATACGGACTCCACATCCATCGAGTGCTTCATTCAGAAACACAGGAGAGTGACATGAACGAGAAACCGAAGACAGAGCGTGAGATAGAGGAAGAACAGGAAGACCTCGATACTGAAGACGTGGACAACGAGCAGGAAGATGATGACGATGATGTAGAGGATACAGGTGAGCAGGACACGGACCCTGCGGACCTTCCTCTCACCTAATCATCTACAGCGAGACTCGCTAATTAATCCCAGCGATTAGCGACAGAGGGTGTATCCAATACTTCACTTACAATAGTGACTGCTTACGGGTACACCCTCGATTTTCTAGTGAGTGGAGAGAAGTGAATAGGGGTAAACATGGTTGAATACGACGCTGAGGATATGAACAGATACTACGAAATGAAAGAGAAACGAGAGAAAGAGAAGAAAATGACTGAGCAACAAGAGCAAAGGCGAGTAGTAGGAAAGATCATCAAGGTCAGTGCATCAGGATGGGGATTCATCTCATCTCGTGAGATTGAATTCACTCGCATCTTTTTTCACTGGACCGCACTACGTCAGGACACACTGACATTCAAAGAAGTGAAAATCGGTATGAAGTGTGAGTTCATCCCACTTCAGATAGAGGGACGTGGGTGGCGCGCTGTACAGATGCGCATGATTCAGGACACTACACCCAGAATACCTGAGACTACTGAGGAACCGATTAATGAAATGCCCACATTGTGATAATGATGACCCCCGACTGATAGAGCGACTGATGCTCCCACTGAACATGTTCTTGTGCATGGTATGTTCTAAGGTTTGGCTAGAGGAAGATGAGGAATCAGAACTATGAGATTATTCTGTTGGTTCTGTCACAAATCGGTGTCGAATGAAGTGCCCAATGAAACAGTGGTACGCGCAATTTGCGTGTGTCCCGAATGTATTCAATTGAAACGTGTCATTATTCCTGAAGAAAAGGAAGATGACAAATGAGTAAGAAATATGTACCGGGGATGGGAGCTATCGGAGCCAAGTTTATGATACTTGGTGAAGCTCCCTCATATGAAGAAACATCGGCAGGTAGACCATTTGTGGGTCCATCGGGCCGTGAACTAGATAGACTATTGAAGGATGCCGGTATTCAGCGTAGTGAATGCTGGATAAGTAACGTGAGTAAGTATGAGATTCCTCCCAACATAGGGAAGAAGCGTACATCATTCACTGAGCGAGCCGCGTCAGTAGGTATCGATATCAATCAACAATTAGAAGAACTACAGGTTGAGATAAATGAAATTCGACCGAACTGTATACTGGCTCTCGGTGGGACTGCTCTATGGGCGCTATCCGGTAAAGCCGGTATCAGCAAGTGGCGCGGGTCTATACTCAGGGGAATGGGACATAAGTTTGTTCCTACCTATCATCCCGCGCATCTGTTACATAGCAGTGCGGGTGGAGAAATTAAGGGGTATTGGAATCGACAGGTGATGATATTCGATTTCAAGCGCGCATACTTGGAATCAGCATCGCCACTAATCGAACTACCGAAACGTAATCTCCAGATATGTCGTAACTCAGGTGAATTATATGAATTCCTTCAACGGTATCGTAATCATAATAGGATGGCTGCTGATATTGAGGCTGGCGGTCATTGTTTACCGATCTGTATCGGGCTTAGTTTCAATAAAAGTCATGGAATGTGTGTTCCTTTGTGGAACAGCGATGGGATTAGTTCTATTCCTACTGCTGACTTAGCTTCCATATGGATACTATTGGCTGAAACATTGTGGGAGAAGGATATTGTCGGACAGAATTTCAACTACGACAGAGATAAACTTCGACGACTTGGTTTCGCAATTAAGAGAATCACGTCCGATATTATGCTCAAGTCATTTACAATCAATCCTGAGCTTCCAAAGAGACTTGCATTCAATACATCTATATATACCCGAGAGCCTTTTTATAAGGACGAAGGAATGTATGAAGGTCAGTTGTCCGATTTGTTTTATGGTTGCGCACGGGATGCGTGTGTTACTCTCGAAATAGATGAGGCGATGGACCCAGACCTAGACGAATTAGGACTCAGGAAGTTCTATGAAAACTTCATCATGTCACTTCCTGATTTCTACTTGGAGATAGAAAACAATGGATTCAGAGTCAATCAGGAGAAACGAGCCGAACTATTCCGTAAGTACGTCGAGTGGGACGAACGACTGGGATATGAAATGTTTAAGTTGGCAGACGACAACGATGTCAACTGCGGTTCACCTACTCAGGTATATGATTTACTATTCAACATCTGGAAATTACCTCGACGTGAAGGCACAGGAGAAGAAGAATTAACTGCACTACTGAATTTACAGAGTGGAGTGAAAGATCCTAACAAGCGAGCTTGGATTGAGAAGTGCTTAGAGAGACGTAGAGTAAAGAAGACTATATCAACCTATCTCATGGCATTAGCCGACTTCGATGGCAAAATGCGCACCACGTGTTTCCCATGCTTAGAGACAGGCCGATCATCTACTGGACAGCAAGATCCACCTATACGACCTAAGATAGACCCTGTAGGTAAGGGTAAGAAGGCTGACCTGAAAGTTATGGGTACAGCATTCCAGGTATTCACTAAGCATGGTGATATCGGCGCGGACGTGCGTTCGATGTATGAGCCTGATGAGGGTGAGATATTCGTACAACTAGATAGTTCACAGGCTGAAGCACGAGTAGTATTCAATCTAGCCACCGACGAACAAGCATTGAGGGACATAGACGAACATGACTACCACGCTCTCACTGCATCATGGTTCTTTGGGGGAACTGAGGATGATTATTCAAAGCGACGCCTCGGTTACGAGTCACCAATTAGATTTGCTGGAAAGACTCTTAGACATGCTGGACACTTGGGCGCGGGAAAACGACGGGCGAGTATCGAACTTAACACACAGGCAAGAAAATATAAGATTCCTATATCTATCACCGAACATATTGCTGAACGAGCACTGAAGATTTTCCATGCTAAGCAACCACTGATTCAGCATGTGTTTCACACCGAAGTAATTGAATGTCTTAAAGCAAAGCGGCTACTCATAGCCCCGTTGCCCTGGGGGATAGATGCAGAACGAGGTGGCGTACGTATTTTCTATGAGCGATGGGGTGATGACCTTTTCAGAGAAGCCCTTGCCTATCTCCCCCAACGAGCCGTGTCTGATAATACCAAAGCAGCAGGTATTAGAATTAAAAAGAAGTGTCCGGAAGCGAAAATTATTCTTGAAGCACATGACGCGCTTCTATTTTCTGTGCGGATTGAATATCTCGACGATTTTATCGGAATAGCTAAGAAGGAGATGGAACGTCCTATCAACTTCACCTGTTGCTCACTCCCACGACATGCACTCAAGATACCATGTGAGGTTGAAGTAGGTGAGAACTACCGTGACCTGCGTAAATTCAGTATGAAAGAGGAGCCAGTTAAGGTAGAATTGGCTGAACCTGTAGTAGTCAGAACATTAACCGTGACTGAACAGTTCATGGCGGGACAATGAATTGGCTAGAGAAGTTACTTGATCAACATATCGAACTCGAATCACCTACGTCATTCTGGTTCTGGGGAGCACTCTCAGCAATATCTGCCGTCTGCAAGGACAACATCTGGATAGATAGACAGATATACAACCTATATCCGAATATCTATGTGATGTTTCATGCGGAGTCAGGATTGAAGAAGGGTCCACCGATTAGTATGGCGAAGCAATTGGTGCGTATCGTAGGTGGAACGCGCATCATCAGTGGACGTAGTTCTATTCAGGGTATTCTGAAGGAACTAGGTACAGCATTCACCGTGCCGGGTGGGAAGCCTCTACTGAAATCTGTTGCTTTCATATGCAGCAGTGAATTGACTTCTTCGATAGTAGAGGATAAGGTAGCGACGGACATCCTCACAGACCTGTACGACCGTCAGTATAACATAGGAGAGTGGCGTAGTCTACTGAAGATGGAATCGTTCAATCTGAAAGACCCGACGATTACCATGCTCACCGCAACTAATGAGGCTCACTCAAGTGATTTCTTCGCCAAGAAGGATATACATGGTGGCTACTTTGCGCGCACTTTCATAGTAGCCGAGAATAAGCGGAATCGAGTCAATTCACTATTAGCACAGCTAAACAATCCACCAAACTACGCTGAAGCCGGTGAATACTTGAAGGATTTAGCTAAACTGAATGGTCCCTTCAAACCACTAGCTAATAGAATACAAGACGAGGAGTATAAGACACCACATATAGACCCCGAATCAGGTGAAACTAATTACTTCACTGATGCAGGGATAAGATATCAACACTGGTATGAAGAATTCATTCAGATGATTACGTTCGCTGAAGTGAAGGACGATACAGGGACACTGAATAGATTCGGTGATTCTGTATTGAAAGTAGCGATGTTGATATCACTAGCGCGCAGCCCGGAGCTATACATCGACGATGCATCGATGGAACTAGCTATCGAGTATTGTCAGAAACTGATTGGGAACGTGCGTGAGATGACGCACGGAAAGAAGGGACTATCTGATGCGAGGCTGATTAAGGGGATGATAATAAAGGAGATACTATCGAGGGAATCTAGGCAAATCAGTAGGACGATGTTACTGAAGAAGATGTGGGCACATTATGGGACTGCGATGGAGTTCGATGATATCATGCAGTCCTTCGACCAATCGGGTATGATAAGTACCAAGTCGATTGGGAATCAGATAATCTATTCTATGCCTGATCTAGAAGCTAAGGACTTAGATCATTTCTTCTCAGGCAAGAATAAATAATATGGATACGTACCAGACGCTCAGAGAGCAGTGGTCACAAGCTGTGCAGGACTATTCCAATGGACGCGGCAACGTCGGCACGTTACTAAAATACGGTGCGGACATGGCAGCCGCCCTCACCGCGCAGGAGGCATCCCCCCAGCCGGATCTCGCGCTGGCTGACCTATTGACTCGATTATTGGCCGTAGGTCCGGAGTTTCAACGTTCATCGGATGGCGCGCGGATGTGCTTTTACTGCCGCCACCTGTGGTCATACGGCAACGACGATCTGCGGCACGCTGATGACTGCATCTATCTCGCCGCCTGCCGTCAGGAGCAGCCATGACAATAGATATACCAACGGCGCGTGAGGAGGTACAATTTGATGAAATGAATGCACAGAGAATTGATTTCATTAAGTGGTATCTAAATTGTAAACATTGGAAGTGTCCTGATTGCAATTTAACTAATTTCGGTCGTAATAAGAAGTGCGCGGACCCTAAGTGTCGGAAGGCGCGTCCTGCTATTTACGATGTTGAAGAATCTAATTCGGCCCCCAATACATAGCACCACCCGGATGGAATGGGTGCTGGCTAAATACAGAACCACCCTTATATTCGTAGTCTTGTTCAGGAGGAATGAATCGACTCTCTACTTCACCCGCCTCATAAGTCTGTGTGCCCATGCCTAATCCTACGAAGGGCATCAAAAAGAAGAATAGATCAGGATTCTTCTGAGCTATTTCATAGCCATCTTGCATAATCATTGGAGGGATTAGCTGAGTTAATCTATCCCCCAAAAATACTGATCGATATTGAGTAGCTTTCGCCAAATCCCAGAAAAGTTTAGGAACAGGAGCGAACTTATTCTCACCAAATCTCTCAGTTACTTCTTCTCTACTCTCTGCTCTATACCCCGCACCAAGTTCAAACGGTCTACCCTCAGACGAAGTAAACCATCCAGTCATATTCCTAGCAAATGCTGTCAAGTACTGTTGGAACCCACCACCAGGATCTATTCTAGTGTTACCAAATCTGACTTTCATAAAGTCAGCACTAGTTGGGTCCCAATAGTTAACATCACCACCTGCCATAGCACCTAGTCCAGCGAATGTCATCCACGCGCCAGCAGTTCTAGCCATCGATTCTAGATACTGTCGTCGAACGAATGGAGCAGCATTCGCATATGTACCCGGACTGAGCATACGTACACGTGATGCCATCAGTCGTGGTGAGAATAGCGCACGAGCTAGTATCGGAGCCATCTTCTCTAAGCTATGTTCCTTTTCTCCAAGGAATGATAACTTGAGTGGACCACGCCCAGTAGCTGTATTCACATAATCGGCTATCTCTCTAGCCAACTTAGGATTACGTAGTGGATCGTCCATGATGTTACCCATAGACGCACCTGATGCATCAGCGACTAACTTCTCGAATGTACCGGCGCGTAGTGAATTTAGGAATGCCGAGTAAGCACGATTGGATGCACGGAATCCCGGTATTGAGTTCACGAATTTAGATGCGAATCCTTCCTCACGTGAAGTGAGCGAATGTGCGTCCAAGTCAAGTATATCCATTCCATGCTTCTTAGCCCATGATACACCAGTCACAGGGTCAGCTACGAACATAGGTCTATCAAGTATCTCCTGCATGACAGACTTATAGGCGCGATCACTCCCCAATGCACTAACCATTGGACCCCATGCTTTATTCCATGCTTTAGTTCCAACAAGTGGAAGTCCCTGACGTAATGTAGCTGATAGATCGAGTGCAGTCAATAGACCACGTGGAATTTCAACTACTTCTCCAGCTACCCTACCTAATGCCTTGAGATGATTTTCTATATCTACTGATCCAGTATCATCAGCTATTAACTTCTTGATTAGTGACAGTGAAGTGATTGGATCATTAGGTGCCTTAGATGGAGTATCACCGGGTCGAGCTGCGCGTGGATACTCAGGTGTATTCCTGATAGTATCCATCAACTTAGCTCGTTCCTCTGGTGTAATATTCTGGTTAGTTATTCTATCGTCCGGAACTGTAAAATCACCAGGTCCGTGTGGTTCATCACTTAGATATTTAATATTCTCACTACCAGGTTTGCCTTTAGATGGAAATGATCTAAATCCAGTATCTACATCATCAGGAAATTCTCCAGGGAATACATCTTCACCATAAGGAGATTGTAAAGCATCATCCGGTAATAATCCATATGGTTTATCCTTTTTAGTAAAGTCCCATTCATTAGGCCCAGTCTGATTCTGCACAGATGGAGGTGGTTCATTCAATGGAAGATCATCAGTCTTGAGCTTACCGAATACCTCGTCATATCGGTCCTTAGCAGCCTTCCACACTACAGTCATTACAACTTTTTCATCACGAGTACCACGTCGCTCTGAATTCAATCTCTGTGCATTCATTCGTTCCAAATTGTCCTTGATTACTGCTGGATCTTTCTCCTTAGCCATCCTTTCACGAGCAGCATTCACTAATTTACCGAATCCTTCTTCATCGGCATCAATATTACCCTTATTCGTTGCAATACGATCCTTTATTTCATTCACATAGTCACCGATATTAGTATCACGTAGCAACGGTGAACCTAGCTTGGGTCTACCTGATGCATCAGTCTGTTCGGCTGCATTCATTAGAGTAGCTGTGACCTGCTTACCATCTTTAGTAGTGAATCCAGTAGTAGGTGCGCCCTTCGTTGCAGTCGCATCAGTTGGAATCACTCGACCATCAGGTAATCTATAGTAATCGAATTTAGTCGATGGGAATGTAGTCAAGTCACCAGTTCGGGTACCTGGCTGTAATGGTAGATCACTACCTTCAAATCGCTTGGCTCTATCAGTAGCCATGACTATCTCAGCATCAGTAGGTTCACGTCCTAGTTTCTTTCTCAAATTCGTAATGATTGCGACTGGATCGAATTCACCCTTATCATCTTTCGCAAATGACTCGAAATAATCAATTGCTTTCAATACCTTACCACGCCATGTTTCACCACGCTTCAATCCTGCTTTACCGGCAGTAGACATGATGTCACGATATGCAGTATCAGGTGCTCCCTCGGAGTCCAACTGCTTCATGTAGTCATACCAATTCTGTGCAGTAACATTCTTATATTTAGGTGGTTCACCAATTGAACCCCTTTCATCTCTCCAGAATGATGATTCCCTAGTAAGTGGACTGGATGGCTCAGCATTCCTATCTTGGAATACTGATTCACTGTATTCAACTGGTCCTTTAGAACGACGCTGTACTTCAGCTAACGCAGCTCCACGTATGTTAGGATCACCACTCTCTAATGCTCTATCCAACTGTTCGATAGGTAGATCCTCTAGTCCAGTACGTCTAGCGGCAGTCATATTAATTCTATTTGGACTAGACCACGGCTGACCATCAGGTGCCATGCCTCTAGGTGCTTCATTCACAGGCATCAGATCGAGATTTAGTCCTTCATGCTGTTGAATACGTGGACCCGGCTCCGGTATCTGAGCGGCGCGCATCGCATCCAAATCTAATACAGGAGGCTCAGCTAATGACATAGATCCACCACCCCATCCTTCACGTGGAGATCTAGTAGGTGGAAATGGAACTGGACTCATAGCATCCAAATTCATCCCACCCATCTCTTGCGGAGGTGGAGCAGGTGGACGCATAGGCTGATCCATCATCAGTAGACGACGCTTAGCTGCGTATAGTGCGCGAACCTGCTGTATGAGTGCAGGATTATTGGGATCACTCCGAAGCTGCGCAAACGTAGCTTGAATCTGTTCCTCTATCTGACGTATTGCATTAGCTTGTGGTGTATTGAGGGGTAAATCAGACGGAGGTACACCAGGAGCCTGATTCAATGGTAATTCTGAAGGAGGTACACCCGGCGATTGACGAGGATAGTCTGGTCCTATCTGTGTAGTCAGTGGTAGTTCATAATTCTGTGGTCCGATAGGCTGATCATATGTAGGGAAGTCACCGAATTCATTCCCACGTGGTTGAATATTTAATGGTTGATCAGGATCAGGTCCATATGGTCGTGATGTCTGTAATGGATAGTCACCTTGTCCCGGTGATCGTAGTGGTAGATCAATCTGTGGACCTTGTGGATTAGGTGTCTGTAGGGGATATTCAGTAGGTGGTGGCTGTAATGGAATATCAGGAGGTGGAGGTGCCGCAGGAGGGGCAGGTGCGACTGCTGATGGTTGACCCTTACGGAATGTTACATTGTAGCTCTGTACTGCTCCATCTGCATCAAGTACTTCATCTATCTTATCTATTACAAATCCACGAGATTCCATCTTTATTCGATCCTGCTTACTAGGATCATTTAGTACAACAACTTCACCAGGAGCACCAGTATTTACAGTAGTTCCGGGTACAGGTTGCGCACCACCGACGGGCGTACCTAATACCATCTGGGGTTTACCATTAATACTCGTGCCAGCAGGCTTATATCCCTGCTTTATTAATAGAGCTACACTAGCATCATTAGGATGAGTAATTTCAACCAGACCCGGAATGATTTCACGTACTCCGGGTGGTAGTCCTGATGCAGCGGCAGGAGGAATATCGGGAGTGATTGTGGGCGTAGGAGCAGCTTGACCTAACTTAGATGTAATTTCCTCAGCACCTAATTTACCCAGAAGTTTATTTACATGACGGCCAGTAAAATATTTACTTGTTCCATAACCAAGTGCCGTACCAATCCCAAAGGATGATAGACCTTGACCTACTGATGGCATTTCACCTTTTTCAGCCAGTGATGTTCCAATAGTACTAGCTACATTTAGTCCACCACCTGTAACTGCATCAATAGCCTTTCGTTTAGCTGCCCACTTAGCTATTTCCTTGGCACTAGCACCTGCAATTGGTCCAGCACCACCAGGATTAATAGCACCCCCAAGAGTTTCTACAGCAGTCAACCAAGGATTATAATTCCGGCGTAATCCATGTTCTAGTTCGTATCTTTGTGCATATTCCGATCCTACTAATGCACCTGTACCACCACCTGCTGCACCACCCCACAGACCACCAACCATGCCGCCACCAATACTACCAGCAACAGCAGGTATAACACGAGTAGCACCAGCTCTAATAGCTTCAGGCCATGTAGGTTCGCGCTCACCCCATTGACTTAATGGAGGCGCACCCTCGAATCCACCACTATACAGATCCTCATATTCCTGAGGATGAAGTCGCTGAAATGAGTTATTGTAGTCAATACCACCAGTATTGTATTGACCAAATATGGGTGATGGACTGTATATTGTTTCCCAGCCCTCATCATCGTCATCCGGTTGATTGAATGATGATTGATTGGACGGGGGCGTATATATAGTCGTCCAGCCGTCATCCGATCCACCACTAATTGAAGTACGTACACCTTGTGGCATGATAATTACTCGTAAATCCACGCGCCGTTTTTGCCCATCACTCGCTTCTTACCATTCTTTATTTGAATGGTTCCTTCAGGTATCAAGCCCGGAGTCATAGGAGTACGTGGTAAACCCTCATCAGGATCTGGCCCCTCTGATACAGGTCCATTCGGTCTAGTTGGAGTAGTATTGCCAAATTGAGGAGTAGTAGGTCTAGGAGTGGGTTCATCAGTATCATAATGAGATGTAGGTGGTTCCTCACCATAAATATCTATGTACATTCTACGATATTGTGCATTAGTTGGTGTACCTGGAACTGGTTGTCCTGTTCTTCCAAGCATATCATTGAAGAATCCACTACGTTCAGCAGGTTTCACTAATGTAAAGCCCCCACCAGTAGCATCTTTCTTAACAAATGATCCATATTCGATTGAATTGAGATATTTTTCAGCTACACCTGCTCTAGCGATTTTTCGCTGATTTGGTGATTCAGATGGATTATATCCAGGTTCAGCCCGTTTAACATCCAATGCACCCTGATTACGTGATTCCTGTACCTGCAATTGAGTTTCTCTAGTCAACATAGCTTTATCCATATCACTTAAATTACTAGTTTTTATTTGAGTTGGAGTAGCTACACCAGTATCTTTATTCATTGCAATTATATATTCACCTTTAGTATCAAATGTATATTGATTTTTCATTTGAGCAAGTCGATATACTTCAGCTCTATCTCTGGCAATTTCATTTCTTCCTTCAGCTAGTTCGGCTTGACGTGTTTGATATGCATATTGACGTTCATTCACGTTAGTAGTACGTTCTAGATCAGCAGCCTTCTGAGCTGGTTCAATCTGTGCCTTCCAATCAGCTAGATCACGTAGATGAGGAGTTTCAAGGAATTTCTGACCACCTTCAGGATTAGTTAAACTCATACCACTAGCTACTATAGTACGTCCTAAGCTTGGTCCCTTACGCTGTGGAAACTGACTAATCAGATCATTGAATCGATTTGATGCAGCCGATTCAGGATGATATAAATCATCGAATTGCTTCTGATTGGTCAGTCTACTAGTAGGTGTCAATGGTTGCGCAGCCTGTTCACCTATCTTACCTAGATTACCTTGACCAAAATTACTTCCAAATGGTGAATCCATAGAGAATCCATAGTCATCATCAGATGATCCAAATGGATTCTCAAATTGATCACCTAATAGATTGAAATTCCTTGCTCTAGGTTCATCATAGGGGTCCATTCCGAAGCCATAATCACCTTCAGATGAACCGAATGGATGATCGGAATTAAACTCATAGTCTGTAGGACCAATGTTCTCGAAGGTATCAAATATCTTCTGTTCACGTGGTCTTTCAGTATTGAATCGACCGAATGTTTGGCCCATGATATCTCCTATGGTCGATTCTGATAAACTGGAGCACGATTAGGTAGAATTGCAGGAGAAGTGGGCCTAGATTGAATCACAGGTTGAGTCTGTCTATTACGATTACCGAAGTAGTCTACCCACGGAGCTGCTGCATTAGCAATAGTACCTGCTAGATTGACACCTCTTTCGAGATTACCAGGCTGAGAACTAGCTTGATTTCTACCACCCATTAATCCTATCTGGCCCTGACCTACATTCTGTTGATATCCAGTAGCACCCTGACCTATTGTATTGGCACGATTGTTCTCAGCACCCATCACACCAGTACCAAATTGAGCACCAGTATCTAGTCCACCGAGTACCTGACGACCGAATGTATCAGCCATGCCCGGTGTAGTTCCATACAGATTAGTCATTCCACTCAGAGCTTTGAATTGATTTCCTGTATTAGCTTCAGCACTAGCCCTACTAGCAGCAGCGTTAGCTCCAGCAGCACTAGCATTCTGAGAAGCAGCGGAAGCCTGTGCCTGTGCATTATACACCTGCTGCTTATAGTCCATTGCATAGCGTTCTTTCTCTACATCAGTCATTCCACCTAGTCCGGCTAGTCTGCCCTGATTACGCATCTGAGCTAATCCCGCTTCTACATTCTGTGTAGCATCGGCTCCAGCCTGCCCCTGTTCACGCGCCATTCGAGCCATAGATGCGGTAGCATTAGGTGAATATCCACCCTGTAGTGATCGCTGTCTGGATATACCTCTCTGAGCATTCGCGTAGGCAGCTCTAATGGGCGAGATCCCACGAGCGCGCATATTCGCGACATCATCAGGACTATATCCACCTGTCTGAGAGAACTCCTGATAGCCAGCATAGGAGTTGAATGGATCTTTGACGTTGATAAGATATGGATCAACCATACCATATCCACCCCCACCACCTCCACCGCCCCCACCATCTTCGGGTGTACCCGCAGCAGTATATAGCTGACGATACCGATTCATGATGTCGGTATAATCACCCATCCCCTGTTCGGTGCCCTGCCCATAATTACGGGCAAACTGCTCCATTATGGGATTTTGCTGTTGTTCAAATCGATTACGCTGATAGTCGATCTGACCACCAGACCGCGCATTAGCATTACCCATTTGATTCTGGGCATACTGATTCGCGGCACCCATCTGATTCTGGGCGTAATCTACTTGATTACGGCTACGAGCGTCATCACCCCATGCCATGTTCTTTATCCTATGTTAAGCGATCGAATACATAATTTGTAAAGCTAGAGAAACTGCACCAGCCGGATATGTTAAACCTGTCACATCACGAAGTAAATCTAATACAGTTCCACTAGTAAAGCAAATTCCTGTACCATGACCTGATGCATAATAAGAAAAAGGTACGCCATGAGATTGATTAGAAGCAATTGGAAGAGTTATATGAAATCGAACAGGTGCTCCTGTAATTGTTGCTTGTCCACCACCTATAACTAATGAAAGACATACCGTTTTACCAACTAATGTATAGAAATAATTAGCTCCAGTTACTACAAATGTAGCTCCTGCCGTAGGTGTAGTGAAATTAGCTGCATTGAATGGAACATTAATCCATTCACCTACTGCCGGAGTACGACCCCGTTCATATAAGCCCGTACCAGCACGTACTGCAGCCCCGAAAGTAGCATCAACACTACCACTGATTAATCCAGTAGCAGTCAATGCTCCATTAATTGTTTGTGGAGCAGTAAAATTATTATTACTATCTTTCTTAGCAACATTAGTTGATAGACGATTATTATCCACAGTTCCTGAAGTTAATTGAGATGCATTAAGTGGTGTAGTAGATAGACCAGCTGCTAGTACAGTACCTGCGACACTTATATTACCGGCACGATTGAGTGCCAATCCAGTATTAATTTGCTCACCAACATCCGTCAGTGGCCAAATTTGGAATGTTTGATCTAGAGATGTGAATGACCATAACCGCTGATCAGCAGGTTGATCAGTTTCACGAAGCCATATTGTTGGTGATGCAGCAGCTATTTCTTGACCAGCATTAAAAGTATTAGTTACACTTTTACGTGCAATATCTGTACTTAGAATGCCACTATCCTTGATAACTTTGCCGGTCGTACTAGCATATGTTGCGACACGATCCACGACGGATGAAAGAGGACCAGTGACATTACCTGTGCCTATAGTATCCGATGAAGAATATAATTCCCATACTATACCATCAGATCGTTCTAATATATTGGTATCAGTTGAAAAATATAAAGTTCCAGTCAACACATCCACTGCATTAGGTTTATCTGTAGATAACCCAATTTGATGTGTTTCTTTTGTTTTACGATAATCTTGTGCAATCATGTTTATCCTATGTAAGCAACTGAAGTCTCACCACCACCACCACTACTAACATCAATTTTATTAATTCTAACTCCTAAATCTGGAATAACAGTAGTACTACTAGCAAATGCACCCAAATCAGTTCGGGACGCACCTAAAACAGTGAATGAATTTGCTAATCTAAAATTGGTATTAGCCAATGTAAGTAATCTAATTATTCGAGGTCCAGTTGTAGTAGGTCTATATGATACTGCATATTCAGTATTAGCTTCTATCGTAGTTTCAGGAATATCCATTATAGTATTAGAAATATTAGTAGAAGCTTGAGCCATTAAAGCTGAATTAATTGTTACAGTTTGTAAATTAGTGATAGCTCCGAATGGATCTTTTATTAAATGTGCAGTTGCTTCTTCACCTGCATCAATTTCACCTATACGTAAAATTAAAGCATTAATTGTACATTTGAAAGGAAATTGAAATACCATAGCATATTCATCAGGAGTTGAACCTGAATTAACTGTTTGAAGTGTTTGACCAACTATCATAGTCCAATCACCAAAATGACCAATTGTACCATCATCAAATTGAATTGCACATAATGGTCCAGCATCAACTTTAATTAAAGTACCAGTATCTCCAGTACTATACGGAAAATTATATGATGAAATTAGACGATTTATGTTAACTGAATCAGTTCCATTTCGTACTGTCATTTCCATTACAACTGCAATTAAATCACCATGAGCAATCGTTTTAGTTCCTGACGACATAATTACTTCTTTTATTGTACTTGTTACAAGTGTATCAACTCCTTGTATTAAATCATCAAATACATCATAAGTTCCATCTTCTAATCCGGTTCCAGTATTAACATCCTGAATTCCTACTCGTATAGTACTTCCAGCTGATGCCCAAGCAACTGTAGCTGGAAAAAACCAAATTTTTCCGCCAGCAGATGAAATTGTTTTACTAGTTCCAGTTCCACCAGGAAGATATATTCTACCAACAAAACCAGTACTTTCACCCGCTGCATTAATAGTAGTTGAAGAATAAATAGTTGGTTCAGTAATCTGACTAAATGGAGTTATAGCCAAACCAAGTTTATTTAAGAATTCGACGAATGCCATTATTCGAACTCCAATACAAGAGATATTTTTGTAAGAGTTGTCACTGAATCCACGTTAAATCCAAGTATATCACCCACGCTAAATGCCGTAGTCCATCCTGTTAACGTAGAACTTTCATTCTTATTCATAGCACTTAGTGTTGGTTTAGCTGATGCAGTGATTGTATCGGCTACGGCAGGTGGATAATTTGTATATGTATCTTTCCACACATCAATGACAATCGATCCAACTGTTGCAGCTCCGTCGATAGACAGAAGCCTCCATTTTTTCCATGTTCCGGCTAATGGAAGTGAAATGAATCCCTTTACACCCGTCGTAATTACTGATGCGCCGCCATCGATTATGAATGTGACCTGTCTTCTGACTGTACTAACACTACCACTATCATTGAATGATTGCCATGTAGTTCCATCTGATCGTTCAGTGATTGATGTGTCAGTTGAATAGTACAATGTACCAGGTGCCACATCTGTAGCAACAGGTTTCGATGCAGCTAAACCACGTAAAATTACGTCCTGAAGTCTCATGTCGGAACCTGAACAATGATACATTCACCAGCCGCAAAAATCAATTCAGTTTCAATTAAATCACCATCAGTTAATGGACTATCATAATAATTACTTACCGAAGAACCACCAAATGAATTAATAGTTCTCTGATTAGCAACAGTATCATCGAATGTAATGTTAGTACCAGCTAATAATTGAATTGAATTAGATAAATCTGCTGTTTCATTGGCCTTTGTTATATAAGTTGCAGTTAAATTACCACCAATAGGAGTACCACCACCACTACCGCCACCACTAATAGATGATATAGCATCCTTTAATTTAGTTTTTTCCTCAGTTTCTTGATTTTGAAATTGAGTTAATTTCTCGATTATTGCCTGAACAGTTTGATATAATGCATTATCAGGGTCCGCAGTAGACAGAGTTTGCTTGAGATGTGCGAACTGTACTGGCTTCTTCGGAGGCTTAAATGCCACTTAATTAACTTCCTGGATATGATGTGTACATTTCCTTCATGAATATGACGATTCTATTGATTTTGAAATATTCATCGATTTCAGTAGTTTTCAGCTCAAATGATGCGCGCTGTTCTTGAAAATTCACTAATCTAGTCGGAATGATTCGATTCGCAGTAGCCATAGTGAATGAAACTAGATCCTTTGAACGTACGTTATCAAGTGACGATACACGCATCTTCAAATTACCTGTTCCATTCACACGAACACGTATCGCGGCGAAATGTTGAATATTTTCACCACTCGAACCTTCACTTAAAGCTGCTCCCTTAGCCATTAATCCCCCAATAATGCGGTGCGTATCGTTGGATTCGGAACTTTTCTATCAGCATCATAATAAGAATCACGTTTATTTGCTTTAAGTGGATTAATGAAGTATATTCCTGAAATATCTCCTAGTACAATAGGTGGTCGATTTATTTCTACTGCCTGAATAATTATATGTGCAATTTCAGTAGCAGGTCTAGTTATTTCTGCCGTCTGAATTTGTTGATGTGAAACTCTTGATAATGCTGATGGAGCATCTTCAACTGATTGAACTCCAATATGTCCAATTTCTTCAGGAATTACTTGAAATAATAGTGTTTGAGTAAAATCAATGAATCCTGCATTAGTTGATACTTGAGTACTAGTAACTGCCAAATCTGGAGCATCATCTATTGTAACTCCAGTTTTAGTTCCGTAATAAATTGTACCAGATTCCGACGTAGTAGTAACATTTCTAGCAACAAATCCAATTTCAATAACTATTCTATCATTAGCTGTTATAGCAAGAGGACTAATTGGTACGGCAAATTGAAATGATGTTCCTTTCGCTGTAGTAGTCCAAGTATTAGTAGTATTTTCAACATAATTATTTACTAAGATTCCTCTTACAGTATCAGTATCTCCTTGTGTAACATAAACATGAATATGCCAATAAAAATTTGATGTACTACGAGCTTGTCTAACACCTAAAACAACGTCCATGTATCCCGAAATAGCTTGTGCTTGTAATTTAGATGAAATTCCTCTTAATATTAGAACACTATAAGGAGCAGTAGATACAGCTTCCGATTCAGCAATTGAAGTTATTAATCCACCATATTTATCAGTTCCCAACATAAATGCACGCGAACTTGGAGTAGCATTCCAAGCTCCGCGTATAGTAGCAGGAACAAATAATGAATTTGAATTATTTAGATAAAATCTAGTCGCCATTACACAGCCTTAATTGGACCTGCTTGAATTGCATTGAAACTAGCCATAGTCCATGCACCACCAGACGGAACAGTAGTATAGACCTTCCTATAATACTTGAAATCTGGCGATAAAGTCTGTGATTCAGAACTAATGAAATTAGCTCCACCAGTTCTAAGTACATGACCTACTGAACTAGGTCCAGCATCCAATTTCTTCATGTAAAGATCGACTTGAATTGCAAGAGGATCAAATGAAACATCTTCTATTTCATATAGATCGATTAATCCCACCGTAGTCGCATCATTGTAATCAGTTGGATTAGGAGTAGGTTCATCGACGTTCTGATAGTTCACACCTGATGGAACCGATGGAGTCCATTGAGTGAGTGCGCCCGCTCCTGTAGCTAGTAATCCTTTAATCTTTAGAATACCTTTGAATCCAATCCAATCATCTCCGGTATTCTCACCCGTAGCAATATACATATCATCGTATCTAGTTTTATCCGTACTTTGTGGATTTCCCAATGATATGAAACTTATATCAGGAACTGAATTAACTTGTGTATCAACATTAGTTACATTAATAACTATTGCTTCGTTAACTCTAACAACAACAGAACCAGAAGATCCAATTACAACTCTTGCTTCAATATAATAGGATGCGTTAATACCAAATGTAATTGTTCCGGCAGGACTAGTTCCAAGTAAAGCACCGTTAGCAACACCTGGATATGATCTATGTGCTTTCAATGAACCATCAGGTTCAGCAACTATAGTAACTTGATTATTTGAAGAATTAGAAATAGTTGCATCAGGATTACCAAAAATAATGAGTGGTTTACCAGGAGCAGGTGTACTTTCTATAACTATCCATGCTCCGAATGTAACATCAGCATGATTATTTATTGCAATTACAAGACCCATACTAGTAGAAAAGGCACCAATACCATCAGTAGTAGTAAAGCAAGGACTACCATCTCTGCCACTCGATGCGGCAATAGCACCACCGGAAGCAACAGATACAACTCTAGGTAATGCTAACAGATCAGCAGTAGCAATGTGATCAAATGAATACAAGACTTGAAGTGACATTGTATCTATACTCCTGCCGATGCTCCGAGAATTACCTTGTTCGTTTCAATCAATGCAACAGCAGTAATCTGTGCATCAAAAATCCATCTAGCCCATTTCACCTTATCAGGACTTAATCCATTTCCATAATCCATATAAAGCATCATATGTCGATTAGGTGGAGGTAATGTAATCCATAACTTCTTACTGATCGAATCATTGATTATTTGCATAAATCGAAATTCATTCCGATTCAATGAAAGCCAGTAATCCTCAATTTTGAAAGTTAATTCCGGTCTAGCATATGTTCCATTGAATAACATTAAACCAGACCAATCAACAATAAGAAGATAATCAACGTTAACACCACCAGTATCGAGGACAGTACCAATACCATGAACACTTGCACCAATACCTTCATCCACCTTTTCAGGGAGCCACGATGATGGTACGTCTTCGTTATCGACGTAAGCTATCGTTCGTGTGTCTTTGAAAAGATAGAGTACATCACGCATTTCCTGAGCATTAGTTAATGCATTACCATCTAACGGAGCTATGATTAATCCTTCCACTTTATCGATGGATTCCGGTTCACCCGGTTCACTTACACGAGCGACAGATCGATTATCAGGTTGTGCAATATCCTCTGTACCATCTTCCTTCTTAGGATATGTATTCTCACCTACTAGAACTAATCGACCATGATATGTAGTTAGACTTACTCCGGCAGCTATTTCAGGAAATTGATCTATAAGATGTGAAGCATCCTCAAGTAAGTCTGCATCATAGTAAGATACTTCCTTAGTCGTAGTTGTATTATCATCAATTTTACCTTCAGGTATAAAGAAAAACTGATATCCTTTCTGATCGCCATTGTATTCAGGAATCCACTTCGTCGATACTAAATGACGTTTCGTAACAAATGAATCCGGTGAAACTGGAATATGTGATACTTTTACAGCCTTCTTAACGTCCGTGTAAGTACACGCGCCGAATCGTTCTGGTCCTGGTGCAGTTAAATAGCCCGTATCAGTCTCATATACTACGGCGACTAGATGATAACCGAAATCACAGAATCCCTCAGTAGTAGCTTGCTGAACTAATAGACCACCATCATCAGGTGGAGGAGTACCAGCTCCGGGCGTATAGATTGGATGCGTACCAGATGTATCATCATCCGCAATATCAACGATTTTATTAGTCGTTGTATTATCTGGAATAACTTCTACGACATAATACGTGTATGTAGATTGATTTGCATCCTTATATACATCATGTGCAATTGCCTGAGTTCCTACCACAGTTCTAGAAGTAGTTCCAACAGGTCCAATCGGTATATTCTCTAATTGAATCTGTTTACCACCCGGTGCATCGACTACAGGAAATATGGGTAGTGGACCAAGAGGCCCACCATTAAATGCCACAGCGAATACATGAATCCCGGCGAACATCTTTCCATCAGTCGTAGTATTATGTGCAATGAATGGCTTCTTAGCAGTTTCCGGTGAACCTAATATACCATTTATAGGTGGTTGTCCAGCTGCTTTACGTGCATTAGTTCCATCACCCTTATAAACATACATGAACTCGCCTTTTACACCTAATTGAACATTTTTACCTAGTGTATTGACGTAATTCTTGAATGGAGTGATGTAAGCATATCCATTCACCGCCACAAATCCAAAATCTTCCATCGTTGAAATGCTTAGAATAGGTCCGAACATAGTTTGTTTATCAATTATATGAAATATATCACCACCTTCTCTCAAAACTAAGAGAGATTGACCCTTTTGCATCACATAATTGTATATTCGAGTGATTTTCTTGAGTGGAGTGATATTCTTTTGGTAGGTATCGAGCCAATCACGAGTCATTACGGCTGAATTACTATATTGAACATTATCAGCCATGATGAAATGATCAAGAGGACAAGATTCATCATCCCCACGCTTCCACCACCCGTTGAATTCCTCTATTATAACAGGTTCATGATCCCTAATGCCCGGCATTACATCACTCCTCTGGCTTTGTAACTCGCCCGGAACGGGCGCCGTCGAGTGAATATCTCCTGTCTACCCTTATTTCCTATTCCGAGTAATCTTTCCATCGCTTGAGCAGCCTCAGTATTTAATATATCGGCGCGCGTCTGATTCTCACCGATGAACATACTACATAGTGCAGCAGTTTTATAAGCGAGGAATGAGCGCGATCCAATAGTTCCAATAATTGAAGTATCATCAGATGCCAACTGAATAGGCTGACGAACATACTTCAATTGAATTTCCCTCGGTCCACTACATCCATTCGGATTGAATTTGATACATTGATCTTCCCACATCCAGTACATTAGTGAACTACTAATAGGGAAATGTTGCAAGAATTCCTTACGAACCAAATTAATGAATGAATCCGAACTACCTGCTACACGCTCACCAACTGATTGAATTTCAACCAAATCAACTGGGTAATGTGGTGTATCAACATGTTCAGTTGGAGTTAACATGTTCTTACCTACTGGTAGAATGATAGCAGCCGAAGTTAAATTACTAGGCGAAGCATTAGATTCCTCTAGATTTTCAGATAATTCATCAATAGCTATATTTAGATAGGGAAGTTGTGCAATATACGTGTAATCTGTTTTCGCAGGATCATTTAACAGAGCCGCTGAACGGTCCATCACTTGACCTGCTGTTAATGATGTGGTAGACATATGTAAAAAGTGGCAGTAACTCGATTACGACCAGGAGAGTTAGAATCGTAATGCCCAGCGAGCTACTGCCACATCTCCTACTGCGCGAATTGGATGTTTAGACGCTTTGCCAGTTCAGGGTCCGCCACAGCCTTACATGTCGGACATACAGGGAATTGACCATTCCTCAGTGAACCACATGCAACACATCGAACTAATTCGGCAGTTTGCAGATCGCCAAGCCAGGGCTTTTGAGTGATATTCAGTTCCTTACATGCAAGCCGCGCATCCTCTGATATTGAGAGTGGATTACCATTACTCCTTGACCACAGAATATCAGCGATACGAACTAGCTCTAGGAACCACTTCCTTTGAAATGCCAAGTACTTGAGTATGATTGGCTGATGTTCCTTCTTTACACTTTCTGCATTCCATTCACCAGGCAAATAGAACAAGCCCGGCATCTGATCTGACATGTTACATGCAAGTAATCCGTTACAGTAATCTTTCACAACTGAATCGGCTACTGAAATAGATGATACAGGGATTTCGAGTAATGGCTGTGTATCATCAATCTCTTTCCACCAGCTCGATGTACCTACGATTAGGCAGCTAGGTTTATCGAAACTACCAGGAGGCACATCGAATAGACCTGGTGATACTGTAGCTTTACGCTCCTGAATTCTTTTTGGAAAGATTGAAACGATAGTGGACTTATCCAATGGATTTTTTGGCGCAGGAATAAGTCTACGATTCTGTCCATGTATACCTGGAAATTCACCAACTGTAATCATCACTCATCTCCGTAATTTCTGGGAACTGTTACGCCCTGCTTGTATGCGAGCGCATCACCTACGTCAGTTTCGTTACCGAATAATTCCTGGTGAAGTTCTTTGATTCGATTCTGTCTAACTTCTTCTGACGTATCAGGATCGACGTACTTAGCCATAGACTTTTTGCCTAAAGCCGCATACACCGTGTCAACGATGAATAGGATAGCCTGCATCGAAGGAAATATATCGAACGTGTATATCGGTTCGTAACTTAATTTGGATACTGGTAATTCATCTTGCTGAAAATCAGGAATTACTACAAGTCGTTCCAATACCCACTTGGATTTAATGTATGGATACTTTTTTACCAGAAAAACTTCAGAATGTAGTAATTGAATCCCCTCAGGAGTACAATTCATTCTACGTTTCTCTAATTGATCATCACTCCATGATAGACGCCAAATAGCCTGATTAGTAGAACTATCACTACTGAAACGGTCTACTAAGAGGCGGTTTACATTTTCCAAAGATTCCATTTTCAATCCTAAAAATCGTATTGTCCATTATTTCTTCACATGCTGGACAATATTCCACATTACTAGCGTGTTTCCGATCAGTCATGTATGACCAATCTTCACCACAATTAGGGCAGGTGGCCCACTCCAATCTAATTACTCTTGGAGTGGGCCTACAAGCTAGACGCCTGATTCGACGTACCACTTTCCGGTTGATTTCACAAAGGTCAGAGTAACAGCTCGATTCTGAGCCATCGTGATACCTACCAAAATGTTACCAGAGGTACCAAGAATCACAGCACCGTCAGTTGGAATCAACACAACAGTTCCACTAAATCCACCCCCAAAATTGGGTAGAATAGTATTGACCTGTGTTGTTCCAGTGACTTTCACGATGTCAGACTTAGCACTGATTGAAGCTGCACTTGCTACAGTGCTTTCTGACAGTTTAGTCGTTGTACCAGGAATCATCGTCCACCTCCACCTTGATGATTCGAGTTAACCAACTGCGTGATATTTTGCAGTTGAAGTATTGTACACAAGCAACATTGCTTCACCAGCGACCGATGCTTTGGTGTTAGCAATGTTATTTCCCGCTGTAATACCTGCCGTACCCGCGAATACGAGACAAATCGCGTGTGGGCTAGTTACAGGCGGTGTGATTGTGGTAATCGCCGTATTACCTGTCAACACTGTCAACCCAGGACCGGGTACAAGTGTTGCGGCTGATGCCATAGTTGACGAGGGTGCGCCCCACGGCAAATACCGTTGCCAATCGGATTCTGCTGCCATTTTAGTATCCTACTGGTACGGCCAAGTTATCGATATACGAACATGCAGCAGGATTGCTGACAAATGTCTGCATACCAACCACCATGTAGAAGATTTCGGCCGCGGCTACACCACCCGATGCACCACGAATCTCGAAGATCTTTCTTCCATCAGTAGTGTAGAAGCCGATTGGCAGAATCTCTGCACGGCCCCACACTTCATCGACAATGAAGTCAATGCGCGTCTTATCCCATGAGTAGCTGGCCTTCATGCTGGCACCAGCCAACTGCATGTTGTTTCCAAAATACATATTCAGACCTTCTTCCTTGGTCGTCTTCTGTATGATGGAAACAAGCTGACCGATTTCCTCGTACGCCTGCATCTGACAAGGATGCAACCATGCAGTAGGATTGAACTTGTTGTCAATCCCCACACGATTACCAATCTTGTTGATGCACAGACGTGGAAGCGGCAGCGTCAGAGCACTACCAGCAGCATTCACACGATTGGCACGAATCTCAGGAGTCGTGTTTCGTGAGAAGCCAAGCCACGTACCAGTGGATGCATTCGAGTGATGATATGGCACACCAAACAATGCAGGCAGGGACGCAGGAGCCGCAAGACCGTATGTGACGATCTTATCGGTAGGAGCCACAGCAGCGATCTGTGGAGTGATGGAAATGGTCTTATTCTCCACATCATGTGCAGAGATAGTACCTTCACCACGCTTGATAGCGAGTCCAGTATCCCACACTTGCACAGTCTGACCAAAACGCATCAGACGCGCACCGAATCCATCAGTGGTGAGCGTGATTACATTCGCACCACCAGCCGGTGTATCAGTCGTGACTACACCGATTACACCATCACCGACCTGCATCATCTGCGAGTCGAGCTGACGGCGCATTTCATCGAGTGCAGTAGCCGTAAGTCTACGCACACTGTTGACAACGGCCTTCCGTTCATCATCCGTAGCCCACTGAGTGAGCTT